TGACCTACAACTGCAGATGTACACAGCAGCAGACTGGTATAACACCTACGGTCTTGGTATCGGTATGGTTGAGATGGACTTTGAGGATAACAACCCTCGTATCCGTATGCTCAACCCATTCGGTACCTACCCAGAGTTAGATCGTTATGGTCGTGTGCTTTCTGTTTCTCAGGTCATCGTTACCGATGCAGAGACACTAGCTGCACAATACCCAGAGTATTACGATTTAATCCTAGGTAAGAACCAGTACGCTCTATCTTCTCCTTACATCTCAATGGTCAAGTACCACGATAAGGATCAGGACCTACTGTACTTACCTGAGCGTAAGAACTTAGTTCTATCACGTACTCCTAATATCTTAAACAAGCCTATGGCATCTGTTGTAATGCGTTCATCCTTAGATGGTGAAGCCCGTGGACAGTTTGATGATGTTCTATCTGTGCAACTTGCTCGTGCTCGCTTTGCAGTATTGCAGATCCAAGCAGCAGAAAAGTCTATCCAAGCACCTATTGCTATCCCACAGGATGTGCAAGAGTTGGCACTTGGTCCAGATTCAATTATGCGTTCTGCTAACCCACAAGGTATTCGTCGCGTTCCACTAGAACTACCACCTGGAGTCTTTACTGAGTCTGGTGTTCTAGAGCGTGAACTACGTCTTGGTGCTCGTTACCCTGAATCTCGTTCAGGAGATATCAGTGCATCAGTAGTAACAGGTCGTGGTGTACAAGCACTACAGGCTGGCTTTGATACACAGATCAAGTCAGCACAGGCACAGTTTGCTCGTATGTTCCAAGAACTTATCTCTGTTTGCTTTGAAGCAGATGAGAAGGTCTTTGGTGGTATTCCAAAGACCATCAAGGGAACAGATGACGGAACACCTTACGTTCTTAAGTACACACCATCTCGTGACATCAAGGGTGAGTACGGCGTAGATGTACGTTACGGAATTATGTCTGGTATGGACCCAAACCGTGCCATCATTGCTTTACTACAAATGCGTTCAGACAAGTTAGTTTCTCGTGACTATGTACGTCGTGAGATTCCAATGGACTTGAATGTTACGCAGGAGGAACAACGTGTTGATATTGAAGAGATGCGCGATTCTTTGCGTGTTGCTGTTGCACAGTATGCTCAGGCAATTCCAGCCCTCGCAGCGCAAGGTCAAGACCCTAGTGAGATTATCTCACGTATCGCAACTGTTATCCAAGGTCGCCAAAAGGGACAATCACTAGAGTCAGTAATCGAAAAAGCATTTACACCAGAACCACCTCCAACACCAGAGATGCCACCAATGGCACCAGGTATGGAGCAACAGCTTCCAGCGGCAGGTGCGGCCCCCGCCCCAGCCTCAGCGCAACCTCCACAAGAACAAGGTGGTCAGGCCCCTGCTGCTGGTCAACGTCCAGATATAGCTCAATTACTCGCTGGTATCAGCGGTGCAGCTTAAGTAGAGGGGGTGTAAATATGAATAAAGGATCACGCGCAGCAGCTCCAATGGCTAAGCCAAAGGAAGGCAAGATGGATACTTCAAAGCCAGCAGGCGGCAAGGTATTCTTCGGAATGATGCCAGCAGGACGCAAGGGCAACGCAGTAAAAAAGGGATAATAACTTTTAACAGAGGGAGCACTGGGCGATGAAAGACAACAATCACATTTCTCGTCCAGTGCGCTTTCTTGATCTTGTAGTTATCGGTGTAGGTTTTCTACACAACATTGCTTCATCCTTTGAAACATTAACAGGTGAACTAATGGAATTATCAATTTACCAATCAAATCATCTTACTCAAACCAATCGGGCTTGGGAAGATATGACAGCAGATTTAGAAAAATTAGAGGAGGACCAACAGTGAGTATGATGAATCCACTGGCAGGACCAGCAGGTCCAGGTAAATTCTCTACACGTACCGATAAGTTAGAATTAGGTTCAACAGGATACGGCGAAGGCGTTGAGACACAGGCTATTCAGTCTGGTGCTCCGCTAGCCAAGACTGGCAATGTGCGTCCTGCTCGTGCAGGAGATGTACGTGAAGCAGCAACACAAGCACCACAGACACCATTAACAGGATTATTTGCACCAACAGAACGACCTAATGAACCAATCACTGCAGGTATTGATATGGGTGCAGGACAAGGATCATCTGCATTGATGATGCAGAAATCAATAACAAAGACTTCAGACACGCTAGCAAAGATGTTGCCATTTGACACAGACGGTTCTATTGCCATCTTGTATCAGCAGGCTGTTGCGCGAGGTGACTAATTGGCTGATTTCAAAGCTGCCGCTTCTGCTGCAGGATTAACACCTGCAGAACGTAAGGAAATGGAAGCGTTAAGTAAGACGCTATCTGTCCACCGTGAACTTTCTAACTTGCCACAAAAGACTGCACAGCAGGCTTATGCACAAAAGACACCTGCACAACAAGCAGCACTTAAGCGTGTAGCAGGCGAAGAAGATCCTGTTACTAAGCCACAACGTGGTTGGCTAGGTACTGCGTGGCATTACACAGGTGGTGCTTTACTTGCAGGTATTACTGAAGTTTCAGATCTTACAACCCGTGCATATCGTGCTGCAGTTATTCCTATTGCAGAACGTGGTGAACTTGGTTTTGCTTGGACAGAAGCTAATGATAAAGGCGACAAGGTATTTAACACAGGTCGCATTGAAAATGCTAAATCAAAATTTGGTACAGACCGTGTAAATGTTGCGATGCGAGTTGCATCTGGCGAAAAGTTAAGTGCTATCGCTTCATCTGGTACAGAATCAGAACGTCAGATTGCAGCATTAGCTGCACAGAATAAAGATGATTTATTTCAAGATGCACTAGATGCAGCACAGGCTGCTAAGTACTCTCCAGGTCGTCAGATTGCTAACCTTGTTACACCAGAACAAGTAGAAGGTTCAGGCTTTTTCTATCGCGCAGTATCTGGAACATTTGATGCAGCCTTTCGTATTCTTGCAGATCCATTACTTGTTGCTGGAAAAGCAAAGCGTCTAATAGATATATCTCGCTATTCAGTTGACGTTGTCGTTGGTGGAGACAAAGTAGCAGAAGTATTTGCACGACCACAGGTGCAGAATTTTTGGAACCAATATGGCGCAGACCTAGCAGCCTACAAGAAGGCTGTTGATACTGGAGCAACAAAAGAAGCAGTTGCTATCAAACAACGTCTTACAACTCTTGCTCCTGAGTTTGGTGATCCAGTAATTAAATCTTTTATTAACTCAGCAGATGACGCTGTGCCTATTACCAACGCAGATACTGCTAAGGCTTTCTTTGAGAACGCTAAGCAGTTAGAAGAGATGATGAAGGGCCAGATTGGTCGCAAGCGTGTTATGATTCCACGCCTAGATGCAGCTCGTAAGGCTCGTGTAACTACCGTTACTACAGCCAACAAAGTATTTAACTTAGATCGTATTGGTCCTAGATTTGTAGATGACCTTTACTTTGGTGGAGCATCAACTGATGATGGCATTGCAAAGGCAGTCATTGACGGTCAAGAAACTATTGTCAATACAGTTGCCGCTAATCGCAATGCTAAGGGAACAGCACGCTTTTCTATGGCGCAGGTTCAGTACCGCATTGACCGCTTTAAGGCTAAGTTTACACAAGTACCTATGTTTGAAGATGACTTGTTTGATGTTACCTCTAAAGATGGTGCAGCTAAGGTCTATCGTTATGCACGCTTAGTTCTTCCAAAGAATGAATCGCGTCTTATCGCACAGGCATTTGATAATGCTGAAGTGGGACGCAAGAAAGAAATCTTTTACGGTTTGCAATCAACTATCGCTGACATTCGTGGGTTGAATGTAACAAAAGAAGGTAAAGTAATTGCAGATCAGTTAAAGGCTACTCCAAAGCGTGAGTTTGCTGCAACAGATCCACGCACTGGATACAATCCAGCAGCATTGCCAGACGGTGAGCAGGTTGGTTTAATTTTATCTGACCTATCAGATTATGTAAGCACGCTAAGTGTTCGTGATATTGACCGTGCTGCTTCACGTTCTGGTCTTATCCAGCAAATTGCAGGTCTTGCTCATTCTAATTGGGTTGAGAAGATGACTACTGGTTGGTCATTCTTGACTCTTGCTGGTCCTCGTTATGCTATCCGTAATGCAACAGAAGACTTAATGGTTCACCTTGCAATTGGTGAATCAGCATTTGGTTTGGTTAAAGCACGTGGCCTATCAACTCGTTTGCGTACAGCACGCCAAGTAGAAGAAGGTTTAACTACTCTAGGCAAGGCAGCACAAGATCCACTAGGTGGAGTTATTCGTTTTGTTAATAACAAAGAAGCCAAGCACTACACACAGGCTATTAAAGCAGCACAAGGTGATGTGGTTAAGATTCGTCAAATTACTGCAGAGGCTTTGAACGAAGGCAAGTTGGCTCGCTTCTATGACCAAACAGGTTTAGGCAAGTTTACTGAAGCTGATCGCAAGTACTTACAAGAGCAGATTCTTTACGGTGACCTAGATAACGCCCTTATGGATGTTGTTGAAGGTGGTAAGAACGCCTTTACTGGTGTTGATACTTTTACACGTACAATAAACTTTGCTCGCAAGAACAATGTTCGCACAGCTGAGTTAGGCTATAACCTACCAAAGGGCAAGTTTGCACGTGCTAAAGGCGCTAAGGCCTATACACAAATGGCACCTCTTGCTAACGAAGCAAATCAGGTTGCTTGGGCAATGCGTATTGGATACTACGCAAACGATAAACTTGGTGGTATCGCAGTAGCAAACCTTTCAGATAATGCAGATGAAGCAACAGTTGCAATTGGTAAAATTGTGGCATTTCTTAATGACCCAGCAAATGCTAAGCAAGTTGCAGCATTTCGTATGGGAGAGCGCGGCATTAGCACTGAAGAGCACGCACAGCGCATCTATGATGCAGCAAAGCAGTTATTTGTTAAGAAGGATGGCAAGATCAATCAAGACTTGCTATCTAAGGTACGCACATTTGACAATGAACTAGGCGAGTATCGCATTACTGGTAAGTTAGGTCTTGATGATCTACCTAAGAACATTGATGATGTACCAGAATACATTGTTGGACCACAGTTAGTTCCAGTAACAGATACTGGTAACTACACCACATCCATTATGGAGTGGGGTTGGGACTGGCTAGGTGAGGCTAATGCCCGTCTATCACGTGAACCAATGGTTCTATCTGAGATGATTAAGTTGCGTAAGCAGTTTGATGAGTCTGGATTTGAAAAGGCTTTCATCGCCTCTTACAAGCGTGGTATTACAGACGAGACAGCACTTGCTAAAGCAGAGTTTAATGCTCGTACTAAGCTAGCAGAGATTGTAGAAGACCGAGCACGCTTACAAGTATTGGCATACGTTGACAATCCTGCAGTGCAAAGCCAGTTAGCATTCTCAATTCGTAACTTTGCACGCTTCTATCGTGCTACTGAAGACTTCTATCGTCGTATGTACCGCGTTGTGCGTTACAACCCAGAGGCTATTG